CGTCGGCGAGCTCGTCGCGGGTGGCGGGCAGCCAGTGCGGGATCGTCCGGACCGGCACCTCGACCCGCTCGAACGTCAGGTCGGACTCGGGCTTCAGCCCGCCCTGCGCCGGCGTGACCGCCGGGGTCCCGGACCCGATCGGAGCGGCGGTCGACGCCTCGAGCGTCTCGGCGGCGCGGATCGTCCGGGCGAGCATCCGCACGAACGAGAGGGACCGCTGCGACGTCTGGCCGATGGTGATGAGGTCGAGGATCCCGAGCGGGAGCTGCGGGATCGTGTCGATGCCGGGGAGCTGCTCGGGGAGGTTGAACACGCCGCCGGCCGGGCCGGACTGGCCGGTCAGCAGCGACTTGAACTGGCTGTACTCCATCTGCGCGAGCTCACCCTTGAACGGGACCGAGGAGCCGTCGGCGAACGCGCCGGACTCCTTGAGCGCCTTGTAGGTGTCGGACTCGACGGCCTTGCGGCCCACGGACTCGCGGATCCCCTTGAGCAGCTGGCTGTCGCGGTCGTGCTCGGTTTCGCGGCGGACGTCGGTCGCCTTCTCGCCGCCGTCGGCGGCCATCAGCGCGATCCGCTCGAACTGGCCCTGCAGGAGCCGCAGCTCGTCGGACTTCTGCGAGTAGGGCTTCATCGCGTCGTCGGCGGCCTTGACGTGCGGGTCCTCGGGGTTCGTGATGTCGATGTCGGTCGCCTCGGAGAGCGCCTTCTTCGTCGTCTCGAACGTGGTGCGGGCGGCCTGGACGTCGGCGCGCTTGGCGTCGACGGCCTTCTGGATCTCGCGGAGCTTGTCCTGCAGCATGGGGTGGTCCTCCTGGCGGGGGCGGGGTGGCGTGCCCCCAAGTGGGGGGCGGGGGGATGTGGGCCCGGGCGGTCCGGGCTAGAGGGCGAACCGCGCGTCGATGAACGCGCGGCTCGGCGTGGTGACCTCGGGCTCCTTGCCGCGCTCGGGCGGGTTGGCCGGCGGGTCTGCGGACTTCTCGGACGGCTTCGGGGGGCGCTCGCGGCCGTCAGCGGCAGTGTCGCTCTTGACGGCGATGAGGCGGGTGGCGTCGTTGACGCCCTTCAGGCACGGGCCGACCTCGATCAGGTCGAGTGCCTTGAGCGAGAAGATCTCTTCTCCGCCTTCGACTTCCCAGCCGGCCTCGACGATGTCGTAGCTGAAGCTGAACTGGCGTAGCGGTGGGCGGCCGTCACCGCCGACGTTCTTCATCGCGGCGTAGGTCTCGCGGGCGGTCTGGTTCTCGTCGATGAACAGGCGCCCCTTGACGTACAGGCCCTCCGGGGTTTCGCGCGCTTCGAGCGTCGCGCCGATCGGCGGTGTGCCCCACTGGTGTGAGAACACGATCGCCGGCAGCCCGTCGTCCTGGAGCGTCTTGGTGAACGCGCCGGGCTCGACGCGGTCCCCGTAGCCGTCGACGTTGTTGAACACGGAGACGATCGCCTCGAACGTGCCGGCGTCGTTGGTGTCGTCGATCGCCTTGACCTTGGTGAGGGGGAACTGCTTGGTCTCCACGTCAGTCCTCTCGCGGGGTGGGGGTGAGCGCGGCGAACGACGCGCGCAGCAGGTCGGGGTCGTCGAGGCTGTCGGCGACGAGCGCGGTGACCGCCCCGGTCCACGCCTTCGCGGCGCGTTCGGGGTCGGCGTGGTCGGCGGCGGCGAGGTCGTCGGTGAGCTCGCGGCGGAACCGGTCGGGGTCCCACCCGTCGCCCCGGCCGCCCTTGGCGCGGCGGACGAGGCGGTCTTCGAGGCGCCCGAGGTTGCGGGCCAGGGCGCCGCCGGCGGGGGCGCCGCCATCGAACTCCTGCTTCGTGGAGCCGCCGCCGACGAAGCTGATGTTGTTCGCGGCGATCATCGGCCGGTCGCAGTCGGGATGGTCGATCTTCGGCAGGTTGCGGATCTGGCGGGCCTCGTTGATCGTCAGCAGCCCGTCGGTGAGGTCGTCGCGCATCGCGCGCGCCTCCTTCATCGGGTCGCCGCGCAGCACCTCACGCAGCTCGTACTCGACCCACTGGCCCTCGAACGCGGGCTCGTTGTCGATGACCTGCGCCTTGAACGTCTCCTCCTGCAGCTTCAGCCACGGGCCGAGCACCGGGCCGTAGAGCATCCGGTGCAGCTCGACGACGTTGGAGTAGGTGGCGTGGTCGAGGATCCCGACCATCGGCTGCGGCAGGTTGTAGGTGGCGGCCGCCTCCTCCCGGTTGAGCTTGCGGACCGAGATCAGCTCGGCTTCCTGGGCGGTCCCGCCGAACTGCTGCCACGTCGACCCGGGCGGCATGATCACCGGCCGGCCCGTGTTGTCGACGCCCTGGTGGAGGCGCTCGAGGTCGTCGCGCAGCTCGCGGCGCAGCTCCTTGTCGCCGGCGACGCTCTCCGGGAGCGTCACCCCACCCGACGGCCGCGCCGAGTTGCGAAACGTGGCTTCCTGGTAGCGCTGGGCGGCGACCTCGGAGCGGACGGTGACGCCGAGCTGCTCGAGCGGGGACACGCCGACCGGGCCTCGCGGCGGCGTCCACGCGAGGTGCACGACGTCGTCGGGCTGCAGCACCCGGCGGCGGCCCTCGAGGCGGGAGATCCAGTAGTCGATCTGCCAGGCGTCGACGTCGTCGCCGGCGATCGTGTAGGCCTCCATGTCGCGCCACTGCGCCGGCATCAGCCCCGTCACGAGGCCGCCGGCGCGGGTCCGCTGCTTGACGAGCGTCGAGTTGCCGTGCAGCAGCGTCGGGAACGTCATCCACTGCTTGAGGTGGATTGGCCCGCACCGCGGGGCGGGCCGCCCGATCAGGTCGTACAGCGGGCCGCTCTTCACGGGCTGCTTGACGCCTTGGGAGTCGACCTCGTACGTCTTGAGCGGCAGCCGTGCGACCTGACGGGTGAGGAAGTTGATGCAGATCGCGACCCATGGCTGGGTGCGGTAGATCGCCTCGTAGGAGAGCCCGGCGCCGGTCCACTGCGAGAACGGCACCGACCCGACCGGGAGGGACTCGTACCCGGCCGGCGTGTACTGGTAGGGGCCGCCGCCGGCGGGGAGGAGCGTCCCGTCGGCGAGCTGGAGCGTGATCCCCACTCTCAGGCCTCGCCGACGCGCTGCAGCCAGGCGACGTCGCGGCGGTCGACGACGACCTCGCCGCCGAGCCCGGCGGGCTGCGCGCCCTGCAGGAACTCGGGGTGCGAGATCACGAGGCAGTCGCGGTGCACGGCGGTGACGACGCCCTTGATCGACCCGGCGTCACGGGTGTGCGCGATCGTGGTGCGGCCGACGAGCTCGCCGGCGAACCCGCGCGCCCGGCGGGGCGGGCGTACCACCACCACGACGGTGAGCAGCGCGAGGAGGGTGGCGGCTTGGAGGGCGATGGTCATGAGTCGAGGAAGTCGAAGCGGTACAGGGACCGGTCGGGCGGCTCGAGGCGCCCGAGCGCGCCGTCGGCGATGGCGTGGCTGCGCGCCTCCAGGGCGAGCGCGACGGCGGTCGCACCGTCGATCTTGTCCGGCGAGCCGCGGCGCTTCTTCTCGATGACGTGCGCCTCCTCGGCGACGTCGTCGAGCTTCAGGCGCACCTTGCGCATCCGGGCGTTGCGCAGATGCCCGGCGACCGTGGCGACCTGGTCGGGGTTCCCGCCGAGCGACGCGGCGCCGGTGCGGACGATGGTGCGGGCGTTCCCGCACGCGCGGGCCATCCGGGTGTCGGAGGTGGTGTCGAAGTCGGCGACGGCGTCGCCCCACTTGGAGTGCCAGGCGGCGACCTCGGCGCGCCACCACGCGGCGTCGTAGTAGCCGCGCTCCACACGGAAGGAGTCGAACGTCCGTTCCATCACGAGGTTCACGTCGCGGACGGGGACCTCCCAGCCGCGGCCCGCCTCGCCCTCGGGCTTGGCCCACACCCCGAGCGGGAACAGGTGCGCGTCGGAGACGCAGCAGCCGATCAGCACCGTCGCGTCACGGAACCGGCTGCCGTCGAACCCGACGGTGATGAGCTCCCCCGCCCGGACCTGGCGGTCGTGCCCGCGGTGCAGGAGGCCGCGGACCTCGTCGGCGGCGACCCATATCCGGTCGCTCGCGGACGCGATGTTCAGGAAGTAGCGCTTGGACTCCGCCTGCTCGGCTTCGGGCATCCGGATCAGCGCGAGCACCCGGTCGAGGTCCATGAACGCGGCGGCGCCGCCGTACGCCTTCTTCAGCGCGGCGCGCAACTCGCGGTCGGAGTCCCAGTTGCGGACCTCCGGGCCCTCGTGATGGTCGTAGAGCACCCGCTGACGCTCGAGCAGCACGGCCGGGTCCGTGTCGGCGAACGAGTCGGCGGCGGCCTCCGCGACGGAGTTCTCGCCGGGGGCGTGCGCCGTGGTGGTGTCGAGCATCCACGGCTCGGCGCCCTTGCGCTTCCCGGTGTTCCGCGCGACGGTGCGGTGCATCGACCGCAGCCCCCTCGTGTGGTACAGGTGCGTCTCGTCGGCGACCGCGAAGGACTCCTTCCCGCCGTCCTTCGACGAGTCCCCGGAGCTGGAGGGGCGTATCTCGCCGCCGCCGGGCTCGCGGACGAACGTGCGGGTCAGGCCGACGTCGAGGTCGTAGGCGTTGGCCGCCTCCCCCTCGGACAGCATGATGAACACGTTGTCGTACGTGTTGCCGGCCTGCTCCTCCTCGGTGGCGAGACACCGCACGAACGGGTAGGTGACCGGCCGGCCGACGGGCTCCCCGCCGGTGTCCCATCCGTCGAACCGGGACGGGCCGAGCGCCTCCACGCACGCGATCGCGCCGGCGAACTCGGACTTCGCCCACCCCTTCGGCCGCGACAGCACGTCGCGGAGCACCATCCGCTGCCCGGCGAACCGGTGCCCGGCCGGGAAGACCGCGTAGCACCACAGGACATGCAGGGCACGCTCGTCGTCGAGGACGATCGGCTGGCGCTCGACGTCGCCGGGGCCGTGCACGAGGTAGGTCTCGATCCAGTCGATGACCTGCCACCCGAGCGTCGGGAATCCGATCGGCGGCAGCAACGGCCGGTCAGACGGCGCGCAGCCGGGCGCGGCGCGCCGCGGCGGACTTCCCGCGCGGCTTGCGCGGCCGGGCCGGGGGCGTGTCGGGCTCAGCGACCCGGACGCGCAGGCGCTGGCGGTCCATCACCGTCGCACCGAGCAGCGACTCCTGGAGGCGCAGCTCACCGGCGAGCTCCTTCCCCGGCGCCCGGATGAAACGGTCGAACAGCGGGGCGATGACCCACCGCAACCGGTTCCAGTCCACCTGGGTGAACCGCGTCGCCATCGGGGAGGACGCCCACGCCGCGTACCACTCGCGGGTCTCCGCGCGGAACGCGACCACCACGGTCGAAGGTTCGTCGTCTTCGAGGTCGTCGACGTCGAGCTGCACCTCGTACCCGGCTCCGAGCTTGGGGCACGGGCCGGCGTGCCCGGCGGCGGGGAGCTCGTCGAACCCGGAGGTCGCGTTGCGTCGTCGGCGCTGCTCTGGGTCCTTCGGCGCCGGGCCGCGGCCCGCCATCTCAGCGCCCCCCAGACCCGTCGCCGCGGATCCCGGAGACTCGTACAGAATCCGAGCGAGGGCCATGGCGAACTCCGCACCCCGCCGCTCCCGTGATAAGAAGGCCCCCCTGGGTCATCGTGCGCCCTTCCGCGCGTTGCAGCTCGAGCACGCCGCCCGGAGGTTCGCGGGGTCCAACGCCGCGCCGCCCCGCGCGACCGGGACGACATGGTCGACGACGGTCGCGACCCACGTGCACTCCGGCAGGTCGAGCTGGCAGACGTAGCTGTCGCGCGCGAGGACGTCGGCACGGACCTTCCGCCAGGCGTGGCCACGACGCACCCGAGTACTCGGCGACGGCGCACGCCGCCCGTGGCGGCGACAGCCGACCGTGTCGCACTCGAGGCACGGGGAGGGGGTGGGGTAGACCATGGTCAGCAGGAGGGTGAGCTGGCTCATCGTGTCGGCTTGCGTCGACGGGGAAGGGGTGGGAGCTCGGGCGGTAGGCGACGCGGCCGGGGCCGCGTGTAGCCGGCGGCCGACTGCACGCTCGAGCGCCGCCACAGCGCGGCGCCCCGCGGGGTCGGGACGCCGTCGGCGTTGAGCTCGTCGCAGATCGCCTGCAACGTCAGGCCCTCGCCGCGCAGGGTGGCGATGCGGGCGGCGAGCTCGGGCTGGTCGACGACGGCGGGTCGGCCGATGCTCTCGCCGCGCTGGCGCTTGGCCTGCAGGCTGGCCTTCGTGCGGGCGGCGATCGTCTCGCGTTCCCACTCGGCGACAGCGACGAGGACCTGCGCGACGAGGCGACCGGACGGGGTGCCGGTGTCGAGCTTGAAGTCCAGCGCGACGAGCTGCGCGCCGGCCGCGGTGCACCACTCGATGAGGACGCCGAAGTCCACGACGGAGCGGGTGAGGCGGTCGAGCTTGGCGACGACCAGGCCGTCGGCGTCGCCGGCGGCGATCGCCTCCAGCGCGCGGCGCAGCCCGGGGCGCGTCATCGACCCGCCGGACTCGCCTTCGTCGCGGATCAGCTCGACGAGCTCCCAGCCCTGGTGGGCGACCTCGGAGCGCAGCTGCGCCTCCTGCGCCTCGAGGCCGAGCCCGGACAGCGCCTGCTCGGCGGAGCTGACCCTGCTGTAGGCGATCATCCGGGGCATGGACAGGGAGTGCGTCGTGTGCGGGGCCGGGATGGCGGGCCGCCGCCGTGACGCCCTGTGCTGCGGGCCCGGATGCCGGCGCGAGCGCGATCGTCTCCTGGCGATCCTGAGCGGCCGGAAGGCCGAGGGTTACGGATCGGTCGTCAAGCGGGTGATGGCCTCCCAGACGCGTGCAAACCCGGCGTCGGCGGGCGGTCTGCGCCTCCCGCCAGGCCGGACGTAGTCGCCCGGCTGCGTACACCGCCAGGCGCTGGTCTGACGACCCGAATGACGCGGGCGCACAAGGGGTTGCGTACGGCTACTCGGGTCGGCAGCCTCGGTTCGTGCGCATCATCCGCGCGAGGTCCTGCTCGTGCGCGAGGCCGCGGTGGCCGCGCGCGAGCTCGAACTGGGCGACCTCGTGCTGGGGCCGCCACTCGGTCTCGCCCGTCGAAGCGTCCTCGACGAGGACCTCTTCGTGCTGGCGCCCGACGCGGCGGCCCCAGCACGAGAGCAGCAGCTCCCGGCCGTCGGCGCAGCGCTCGACGACGTAGGTGCCCTCGGCGATCGGGACCTGCAGCGTCACCTGGCGCCGATCGCCTTGCGCTCGGCGCCAGGCCGGACGAGCCACGCGTCGCGCTCACCGGGCTCGCTGTAGAAGTCGCGCATCGCCGCGGTGAGCTTGTGGCCGGCCTTGATGTACGCGGCGAACGCGAACCTCGCGCCGGTCTTGGCGATCGACACCTTGACGCGGATGCCGGCGACCTCGATCTCCACGCCGAGCGGCAGCCGGGCGCGGTAGCGCTCGCGGAGCTTCTGGCGGTCGGCCTCGGCGAGATCGAGCTGGCCCTTGGCGCGCTCGACGCGCTGCTCGACAGCGAGCAGCGCCTCGGCCTGCTGGGCCAAGAGGGAGTGCGTGGAGGAGGCTGTCATCGGGAGGAGGGGCGGGGTTCCCACGGCTGGCGTGGGGCGGGTGCGGCGGCCTGGGCGGCGCGCTCCTTGCGCGCCCGGACGCACGCGGCGCGCGGGCACGTCTCGGGGAACGGGCCGTGGAAGGGGGCGTGCTCGGCGACGCGCAGCGCCCCGCCCTCGCCGTAGAAGGCGAGGCTGCCGATCCACACGAGGTCGGCGGCCCGGTAGGGCAGGCGCGCGCCGCGCGCCTGCGAGGACGTCGGAGGCAAGCGGAGGCGAAGGGAGCGGCCGGGCGGGAGGAACCCGGCCAGAACGACGAGAGAGAAGCGTCGGCGCGGACCCGAGGGCGCAGTGCGACGACTCGCACACCGTAACACCCGGTCACCCCGACGCTTGGCCGGCCTCGGATCGGATGCGGCGGATCAGCGACGCGCTGCAGCGCTCCCGCGCGGCGACCGTCGTCGAGTCGACACCGCGGTAGTCGCGCAGCACCCGCGCGCGGAACCGTTCACGGGTCTCGGGCTCGACGCGGCGGCCCTTGCGCTCGGCGCCGACCCGCGCCTCGGCGTCCGCGCACCACCGCTCCAGCCGCCCGAGGTGATGCTCGATCGAGCTATCGCCGCCCGCGCCCGCCGGCGGACGCGACGCCGCACCCGAGCGCGGCATCGCGTCGAAGGACTGCGTGGACCCCTCGGACAGCATGTCGAGGTCGAGCAGCGCCTGGGCGACGCGATGCAGCAACTCGGACCGTGACGTCGCCATGGCAGCGCCGGACCGGAGGGCCGAACCCTCGACCGGCACTGGAATGTTAGATGTAACCAGCGGCGGCAGGCCCTGCCGCGCCGTCAGCGAAGCGCTCTCGTCACGTCGGGGGGCCGGGCGACGGCCTCCCGCACGAGAGCTCGGGCGCGCGCCCCCTGTCGATGGTGGCTGTGCCCCCTATTTGCCCCCGATCCGGTTGGGTGGGGTCGGGAAGTCCCTGCACACTGGCGCCGACTGGTTCCGACACGTCCCGCCACGGTTCCCCCGCTGTAGCAGGGGTTGGCGGGGCGTGTCGGGGCGTGGCGGGAGCGCGTTCTGTATGGCCCGGGAAGGAGTCGAACCTTCGCGCGACGGATTATGAGTCCGCTGCTCTGACCGCTGAGCTACCGGGCCGGGCGGGCGGACGGTAGTGCGTCCGGAGGTTGAGGGTG